CTGGGTCTTCAAGCCATCCCGTTTTGTCGCGCAGGGTCTTACCGCACTTCATGCACGTTTCGGCCCAGGGATACCAGCGGCGAGACTCTGGGAGGTGCGGACAATCGAGGAGTTCCTTTGCCGCTTGGTCTGCTGCGGACCGAACGAACTCCGCCATTGACACGCCGGTCTTTGTCGCCGCATCCTTCCACCGTTGATGGCTCTCCGGGGAAGTCCGGATCAAGACCTGGTTGGATCCTTCACCTGGGGCTGCCCCGGTACTACGCCGTCGAGTCGGCTTCAGATCAGCCGCTACGGCTTCCATCGCTTCTTCAAGATTGTCTTCACTCATCAGAACACCTCATCTGGGGTAATTACTTCGTCAACGATTATTGCTTCCTCAATGTCGTCGCCAGGTGGCAACGCTGCGGGACTACCGCTGAGGAGAGCGTGGGTGGTTTCGGCTGGGAGTACGCCGGCCATTCCCATAAGTTCAATAAGCCGTCTGGCTTCGGTTTCTGGGTCAAACTCATCAACCGCCGCCGCATGGTCCGACACTTCTGCCAGCACGGCGCGCGCCGGGGTGGTTTCGGTATCACCGACAAAGTTGATGTTTACCGCTTCCATTCCCAGGAGCTTTGCCCGTCGATCCATAATCGACAGTGCTTGCTGTACCGCTTTGAGGTCTGGCTCAACCACAACTTCGGTACCGTCATCCATTGTAACTTTTCTATGCTGCGTAAGTGGCCACACTGACTGCTGCAAAGAATCGAGCCGTTCAAGCTCCATCCGAAGAACTTCTGGATACGCCATAAGCGCTTCCTGGTTCATTCGAGAAAGTTGCCGTTGAATGGCGAAGTTCACCGCTTTAGTCGAAAGACCGAACCGTCGAGCAATTTCTTGCACCGCCGTTCCGGTTTTCCGCATCTGGAAAATCCGTAGATCCCGTTCTGCCAGGAACTCCCTGGTAAGACCGTCACCGTTGCTCATGTCATTGAACTCCTGAAACTGATGACCTCAAAGGGCATGATCGTTCCCCGCTTCATACGAAGAGGAAAGTTTCGTTCGTCGCGAGGCTCGCGGAAACCTTTCCATTCGTATTCCTTTTCCATCGTTGTTGGATCCCGAGTAATGCCGAAGCCGAATTCGGGCCACCGCATCCAAACCGCTGAATCCGCTGGCCTCATATCTCTGCCGGTGAGAGCATTACCGAGTGGAGCGTGATGCTCCAGCCAGAGAGTGACACCGTAGTTAGCTCTAAGATAGTCGAAGTACGTACAGACTTCGGTGATAAGAGCCGTTGAGGATCTGTTGCCTGGGTCTACATAGGACTTATAGATAGGCCCAAGAACGAGGAGTTGTGCGTCGGTCTTTACAATCTGCCGCTCAAGTAGTTCCCGATCCTTCGGATTCAGGATGTTGATACCGTCGGGCTTCATGTAAAGATCCGCCTCACCAGGACGCTTACCATAGTTGATTTTGAGCGACTCGACAAGTTTCCGAGCTTGCCGTCGAATAATCCGTTCGGGGTTTTCAAGATCAACGAATAATGTTCGAACCGGTGGGATTTCCATGTAAGTGAACGGATGAACACCGGCACCGGCGCAAATTGCAACTTGGCGCGCGAGTGTCGTCTTACCGACACCTTCCGCCGCAACGATGACCACTCGCTCCTGCCGTTCGATCAAACCGTCGATCAACCAGTCGTAAGGGTCCGAGGCCGTTTCGTTAACGAAGTCACCCCAGTTAACCAATCGACCAGTTGCTACAGTCTGCGGGACTTCTTCGGTAATCGAGAGAATCTTCCTGGCTTCCGCCAATCTTTCTTCAAGAGTCCCAGGTGTATCGAGAAGATTTTGAAGATTTGTAAGAACTGGAACAAATGGATCTGGTTCTCGAACTTCATCCTCGACTAAGTCTGCAACACCGCCGCCGTCATTCAGAAGATCCGTTACGTCTTTGTGTGGATCAGGAGCGTGCTTAATCTTTACCGTGCAACCGACATTGACTAATTCGTTTGCAACATAATCAGCGTGAATCCGACCAGGTTCGTCATTATCAGCGATAATCGCAATGCGCGCGCCCTGGAGAGCTGCCGTGTGATTTGGTTTCCATTTTGAACCCTGACCGTTATCAGCTCCTTGCGGGTTGCAAGTTGCGACAAGACCGAGAGCCGTCAGCGAGTCGGCGTCCTTTTCACCTTCAACAATGAACACCGGTCGATCATTCGCTACCGCATCGAGTACCGCTGGCAAGTTGTAAAGCGGCTTTTCAGAAAGGTGCGTCGTTGAATACTTCCAACCGCTACCGTCCTTGACTCTTTGACGGAATTCTTTTTTACCGTCTGGCAAAGCGAACCGTAAGACCTGGAAAACCAGCTCACCGTCACCGTCGTAATAACTGTAGGTATTTGTAAGTTCTCCGTCCACAAACTCGCTTTTCTTTTCCTGGTGCGGATGCAAGTCCCGCACGGTTAATTCAACAGATTCACAAATTTCTTCGAGTGAGCAAGCGCTTCCGCCTCGATGACACTTTGCTAAGACTCGACCGTCGCGACCTTCAACGATGCTGAGTGATGGAGACTTGTCGTCATCTCGACACGGACATTGAGCAACCCAACCGTCACCGGAGCGCCGAACGCTATTCAGGCGATTCAGGAAGTTCTCTACCGTCGGTGAAGCGACCGTCATGACAAAACTTCCGGGGCGTCCTCAGGAAGGGCGTATCTTTGGAGTTCATCACGTTGAAGCACGCTCGACCAAGAGGAAACGAACGCGCGTTTCTCAGGCGTACCAGCCTCTCGCATCGCGATTCCGATGAGTTTGTCAATTTCTTCATCCCCGCTACTGGGAGGATCAACTCCCATTGACACCGCTTCCCACCGTTGAGCCGCTAAGAACCACGCGCGCTCGGCATCAGGGAGATTAGATAAGCCGGTAACTCTGTCAATCGTTACCCGTCGAATCTCACCGACTCGTGGCATCCACCGTATGTTCTCCAAGATCATTCCGTCGACCGTCTTTAAAACTTCAACATATTCAAGATCAGCCAGGTAACGCCACCAGGTTCGATAAAGCGCAACTTTTCCACCGTCAGGGCTTCCCCAGTTCGAGCAAGCAAGATCAACAATCGCCGTAAGTTCAGCCTTCTGCAAGGAACTTCTCCTGATCGGTGAGTTCCGTCGCGTAACTAGCGAACCGTTCAATGTGTTCAGCGTCCCTCAGAATGAGTTCTACTGAGTCGTACCGTTTACCGCTTGGGTTATCCCCCATGTGCCACGAGGATTTCGCACAGCCGTCAATAGCGAGACAGCAACCGTCTTCGCCGTACCACTCAACAGCTCGAGCAATGAGCTTGGCGCGCTTTTCTGTAAGAACTGGCCGCAAGCCCCGACCCGAGTTTCTGCACGTGGCAATCCAGTAATCGAAAACTCTTTGAACTTTGAGTTTCGTAAGTTCTTGCTCTGCGGTCATCTTCGCCTTTCTCGGTAGGTAGGTAATGGATCATAAGGTGCTATCGGAGTGATAGCAAGCGCGAATATCGCGGTAAGAGCTAAGTGGTATTCCGTTTACGAGGATTGAGTAGAAGAAACCGTAGAACTAATTCTTGGACTCTTGTCCTCGTATTGGGTTTGTCTACAAACAACAAGAGTCTAAATCTTTAGGTAAGTCCAAGACCCCCCTCCGTTGGTTCCCCCAAAAACACCGTCGATACTTACGACCGTGCGCGTTTAAGAGAACCTAGTGAAAGGAAGCGTTTTACTCTTTGAAGTTTGCCCTTGGCCAGGGGTCACCGTTATGTGTCGGTGGTTGGTCCGCGAAGATAGCAGGTCCTGAGCCAGTCGCGCGCACTTTCAAAGAAAAAATAAATGGCCCCCAGGGAGGCGGATCCCCGGGGGCCGTGAAGGAGCTTCAAGACTGAGCAAGAAAGGCGGAAACTAACTCAGCCGAGCTCCTTCAGAACAAAAGGATACACCGTTAGGTAATCCTTGTCAAATTTTGTGGTGCTGTCTCTCCATGCTGTCACGCCTCGCCTCCCGACGACACTTCCCGCGGCGTTCCGGTACTACAACCAGGGAAAGGAGTTCCCCTCCATCGGTGGAATCCTTATGCTAACGGATAGTCAAACCATCCACGCTCAACCATGATACCGATGGCTGAATAGCCGACGATGTCCATGTACGTGTCGCTGACTGCCTCGTTGGCAGGGTCAATGCCCTTCTCAAGAAGATTCTCAAGTCGAGCGACCTTGTCGTGAGTTCTTACGATGAGTCCGAACTGACCGAACCGGTTGATGTTCTCAGGACCGTAGTCAGTTTGTTTCTTGATGAGTAGTTGCGTTACGTCCGCAGAAGTTACGTCGTACTTATCTTTCAAC